GGCCCAAGGACATTATTGCTGTTGTAGCAACAAGGCCCTCGTGGCGATCTCCAATCGCCACATGTCTAACCTGCTACCGACCAGGCGAACCCAGTCGTGAACAGGAGGGATGTAGTCCCAATTGGGAGTTATACATCCCCTCTTACGGTACCGTGTATCCGATTGCCTAATGGATATACGCCCGTCACGTACATCGCCTCGAAGAAACGCAAGTAAAAGCCCTTCCGGGTTATACATACGAGTCTTCGAACCTTTAGGAACAGCAACGAAGCCGTCCCCAATGCGAAGCTGTTTAGCATGAGGCGTTAACCGGTCATATTTATATGACTGATTAAAGTTATCACGCCGAACTCTCTCATCAGAGATGCAATAAAATTCATGCATCACCGACAAGGGAACTCTGCAGCCCGCATCACGTCCTTCCCCGATAGGCACGATTAGAGGCTTACGCCCCTTTTCGTGTATACTGAGTTCGGACAGGAGTAGCTTACCCACGTTCGGTAGCAATACCTTACAGCGGGTAGACCACTCTAAAAAGCCGTTAAAAGCTTTGTACAGAGAAGTGCGAGTGTCCAGAGCCTTCTTGACAAAGAAGGGACGGATGTCGTGACCTCGATAGAAGTCACAACCGCACGACTCTCGAAAAGGCCCTTTAACGAAGGACTTGTCACTGTTGACTACGAAACCGAGTAATTCGAGTAATCGAAGAACTCGTGGAGCAATTTCCGGGTGAACGACCAAGTCGTCTCCGAAAACTCCCCATTCTTCAGGATTTCCCTGAGGAAGGGTTAGGGCTGATATTTCTCCAGCCGAAGCTCCCAAGGTAGTTGGTCTTTTGGGCTTTAGGCCGTAAGACTCTATGGCAGCGACAACGACGCAAGAGAAGATCATGGTCTCAAGGGGAAACGTGAAACCGTTCCCCATAGTGGAGACCATGTGCAACTCGACGCTCGTCCCGTCCGGCAAAGACGCCACTGGAGACCGCAACCGACAAAGAAGTCGGAAAAGGTCGTCAGGAAGCGCCCACTTTAGGGCTTTCAGCCCTAAAGAGTCCGAAGCGGATTTCAGGTCAATCGTCGCTAAACCACAGGTCCAATTGAACCTATGGAACGACGAAGATGAGGGTTCTTTAGAACCCATCACCGACCCTACTCGGGCAGCCTCACGATTCCAGAACTGCTGAGTCCGTAAATCAAGACCGAAGAAGGTTTTGATCCGGCTACTGAGAATTTCTCCCAGTCCAAGCTGAAAATACATATTTAAGCTTGGCTCAACAGCGATGGTTCGTGATTCGCGTACGTCTTTCGGTACGAATTTTAGAGAACTTCCCTGGACCTTGAGCGACTCCCCCATTGCCCGATCGCGGTTAAACTCCGCAGTCGACCAAGTAGGGTGCTCATCGGCCCAGTCCAGATAAGTCTGGAGCAGGACATCTGACGTATAGGTTGGCCTGGAAGAGAACATCTTTGTATAGAAGTCCTCGCCACGCGCACCTACGGAGACTCCTGGGCCTGTCGAACCCGCGTCAAGAAGGCGCGGGAGGCAGGTTACCAAGGGGAACCCTTTCGGGTTCCAGAAGTTCCAAATAAGCTCTTTAAACGAGCCTAAAAGTTCCTCATCCCCAGACGTATTAGGCGAATACTGCCAAGTATCAAGTCGTTGATTAACGATCATGAACTTTTCGACAGCCACACGATCAAGCTCAGGGCGTGTTGAGTCAGTACTTAAGTACTTCCAGAACATTCCCTTAAGCTGAGAACGTATAGCGGCTGAAGTGACAGAAACGTCAGAAGAGTCAATAGAACACTCGCGTTCGATGAACGCGCGGGCCCTATCGCTAATGGTCAAACCTTCGTCGCTAGAAAGGCTCGCTATACAGCGGGCCAGAAAAGCTTCGTCGGTATACCCATTCTCTTCGATGTCATCAGCGAAAGCGGAGAAAAGAGCAGGTGGCTTTATAGCCATCATGAAACTCCCAACTCCCCAATGGAGAGTTATAACAAGTGTTTAAACACTGATACCACTCTACCTACGACCGTTTCGGTATTGATACCGAAAAGGAACCCAAGCATAAAGTATATGCATGGGATACCCTGACGAGCTCTACAAAGAGCCCGCCAGGATTGAATCGTAGATTTCATTGGATTGCTCCCACAGTATTCCCGCAAGAAGCGAGAGTGCAGCGCCGACGTTGGCTTTGTCAGCCAGGTCAGCGCCTGCCGGAACTGGAATTTCCAGTTTCAGCACGCAAGGTTGCGCCGGCTGACCAGCAAGAGGGATAACCCCCTTACGGACAGCAAGCGTAAACACATTGCGCGGTACGGTGGGTAGACGCCCGTTCAATCCAAGTGCTGGCAACGTCCGAATTTGTTTCGGTCTCGTAAACAGCACAGTGAACGGATAGGACGTCGAGGAGATCACGACCCCCGTTTGCGTACCGCCTAAGGCGGATACCGCATACGCTTTACCATTAACATCGGGCGGAGTATCCGCGACGATGGTATAGGTGGGACTCGTGAAGCCGGTGATAGGTGCGCCGGTAACCGGAGAAGCTGGAGCGAACATTGTTTGTTTCTTCTTCCAGAAGGTACAGTTGATAAAGACCTAGACTGAGCGCTGTAGCCAGACGGCACCAAGATTGAGCCATTTCAAGCTCATTCCTGGAACATGCCACTCAAAAAGTGGCACGTAGTTGCCTGTATACGTCGCGCGACTAATTGTCGCTTTTTCAGCTAGAACCTCTGACGTGATCCCGTCCGTACGGAACATGGTGTTGTGATGGAAAGCAGGAGGCGATTGAAACTTCGTATCGTTCGACGCCACGTGGCGACGTTCGATTGAACGTTTAATACCTCGAGCACACCAAACAACATCTTGTCCTCCATACGAAAGACCATAGAGTATATCACCAAGATTGGTGAAATAATCGACGGCCCAAGAATAGGGAAGGAGCTCCCAAAGGGTTGGAACGAAGGATCGGATATCATATCCGAGAGCCTTCGAATCCGGCCAATTGGAAATTCTCGTGCCTATTCTGACTCTCCCGTACATTCGCACGGAGGCGTAGGTGCGTTGTGTAGTCACAATATTCGCCGTAATAAAGGCGAGACTGTGAGAACCGTATTCACCTACCACATCTTGCACATCGGTAGCGGAAACCTTCACAAATTCAGAAGGAAGACGCTGCCAAGTATGCGAGAGTGCCGAGACCGCACCCTGGATGTCGTACATTAACGGCAACCAGTGAAACGTTTTCTCGAGCCAGAGTCCCGTTGCTGCTTTCGTAAATTCCTTCGACGCAATGCGTCGTTGGCGTTTACTCAAGTCTCTAAGGTTCAACGGACCAACAAAGTCATCCAGCTTTTTGAGCTTAAGATACTTCGCAATGGTCTTGTTGCGCAGCTTCTTCGCTGCGTAAAAGTAACCTTCGAGGCCTTTAAATAAGGCTTCAGCAGGGTGTCGGAGTCCATGCAAAGTTTTCCCGAGCTCCGCTAGAAATACACCGCCTTGGAATTGGCGGTTTACCTCAGCGACGCGCGAGTTAAACCTCGCAAGAGCCAGATCTTCGGCTGTCCGAGAGGAGATTAAAGACGGATTAGACCCAGATAGGACAGGAATATTGGCCAACAGCCCCGAGAAACCACCGTACCTTTTGTACCAAGTATTATTAGGTACATCGGGTTCGTAGCTCCAAGAGGCTGAAAAGGATCCATACCTTAAAGGTTGGACCCTTTGGACAGTTCCTGAAAGTGACGTCGTGGCGTTTTCGCCAAGACGAATCAATCGCATCCAGTTGGGGAGATTCTCCCCAGTGGTAACGACTGAAGTTGTCACGCCTGCAGTATTAAAGGAATCAGGTATTTCACTGAAACCGTTATACTGTTCGACGGTATATTTTCCCTGACAAGGGAGAAAATACCTCCTGACTATGGTCTTAGTCTTGCTCATCTCATCGACATCGTGGTATTTCCACGCGGGTGTCCCTCAAGTTACATCAACACGGCTTGTTTATGGTTTGGTTCACGAACTACGTTCCTGAACCACCAGATGACGAAAAGGGCTCTTGTGACCTCGCTATGTTCAGATAGAGAAGAATCTCTAGCTACACGTCGCGATATCCAATTGCCAAACTCCTCATAGAATCCGATTCCGGATCCATCGGGGAGATAAGCGTACTCATCAAGGTGCCAAAAGGCAGTCTCGAAGAGAAAGCTTTCAAGTTCCTCATCTGTTTCCATAAAGGCTCCAAGTTGAAGTAACGAAGGGGGAC